GTTTGATGAAAGCTATTAATAAGAAAAAGGATGGTCATTTTAGACCATAGGAGAAATTAGTTGTCAGTATTAGAAAAAGACTTAAACCCTGATGTGAAAATTGGTATATCTTTACCAATGGATCACATAAATGGTTCAGGTTTTTTTCCTGGTACATCCACAACACTCACACAGACAAGTAGTAATATTAGAAATTTACTCTTGACAAATAAAGGTGAGAGGGTTGGACAGCCTGAGTTTGGATGTGGATTATTACAAGTTTTATTCGAACCGATGAGTGATGATTTGTTAGAATCTGTTAGGTCTGAAATAGAAGAGTCGATAGCCTTTTGGTTACCTCATGTTACTATAAATAATATAAGTGTGGAAAGGGATGAAGCCGAACCACACCAATTAAACATACTTATTGAATTTGCTTTAGCAATACAACCAACAGTACACGAAGTGATAACTCTGAATTTTCTTGTAGGTGAATAGGAGAACATAGATGCCAGCACAAAAAGAAGTAAGATATTTAAACAAAGATTTTTCAGGATTTCGTTCTGATTTAATCGAGTTTGCAAAACAATACTATCCAAACACATATAATGATTTTAATGAAGCATCACCTGGTATGATGTTTATTGAAATGGCATCCTATGTTGGTGATGTTTTGTCATACTATGTAGATTCACAATTCAAAGAACAATTATTAGCTTATGCAGAAGACACAAAAACTTTATTTGAAATGGCACAATCATTTGGATATAAACCTAAGTTGTCGTCTCCATCATTTACCAACCTTGATATATTTCAAATAGTACCAGCAGTTGGTACGGGTGTTAATGTGAGACCTAATTACAATTATGCACTACAAGTTAATGAAGGAACATTGGCTTCTACTGGTACGACTACATTTAGGATAAGAGAAAATGTCAACTTTTCTTACTCAAGTTCTTTTGACCCAACTACGGTAAGTATTTATGAAACATCAGGAACAGCCCCAACTTTTTATCTACTAAAGAAAACGGTAGGTGTTGTAAGTGGAACGATTACCGAAGAACAATTTAGTTTTGGAAGTGCTAAAAAATATCAAAGGATTATATTAGGAAGTGAGAATGTATTAGAAATAATATCTTGTACAGATAGTGATGGTAATACTTGGAAAGAGGTTCCATTTTTAGCACAAGACACGATATTTGATTCTGTACAAAATACTGCAGCTAATGATCCTGAACTATCACAATATAGTGATGAGGCACCATATCTTTTAAAACTTCTAAAAACTCCAAGACGATTTAAAACTTTTATAAGGGCTGATGGTAGAACTGAATTAAGATTTGGAGCAGGTGTAAGTGATTCGTTTGATGAAGAAATAGTACCAAATCCAAGTAATGTAGGTTCAACACTACCTGGTAGTCCAACATATTTAGATACATACTTCGACCCAACTAATTTTTTGAAAACAGAAGCATATGGTCAATCACCATCAAACACAATACTTACAATCAAATATTCTCATGGTGGTGGATTGGGTGACAACGCTACCCAAGATAGTATTTCTAATTTATCAGAAATATCATTAACATTAGATGAAACAAGTTTAAATGCTGGATTGGTTGCAACAGTTAAAGATTCTGTAGCAGTAACAAATCCATTTCCAGCTAATGGTGGTAAAGGTGCAGAAACAACAGAAGAACTAAAAGAAAATGCTTTAGCTTATTTTCAAGCTCAAGGTAGGAGTGTGACTCGTGAGGATTACATAACAAGGGTATATGCGTTACCACCTAAATTTGGAGCTATAGCAAAGGCATACATTGTTCAAGATGAACAATTGAATATACCAACAATGCAAAAAGAAGTCAAGTCTAATCTTTTTATGGATGAAAGAAACCTTGACCAACTTAAGTCACAAGATGCTGGTTCTTCTAATAGATTACCTAATCCAAACGCACTTAATTTATACACTCTTGGATATACAGCTGGTAAAAAATTAACTACTTTAAATTTAGCAGTAAAAGAAAATTTAAAAACATATCTTTCACAATATAGATTAATGACGGACGCGGTCAATATAAAAGATGCATATATTATTAATATTGGATTAAAAGTAAATTTTATATGTCGTACTGGATTCAATAAGGATCAAGTATCATTACAAGTTATACAAAAGGTGAAAGATTTTTTCCAAATAGATAGGTGGCAAGTTAACCAACCAATTGTCTTACAAGAGTTGGCATATGAATTATCTATCGTTGAAGGTGTAGGTGCGATAGTTCCACCTACGGTTGATAATCCTAAAAATGTACCAGTGTTGATTACTAACAAGTTCAGTACTGCAGATGGTTACTCAGGTAATATTTACGATATAAATTACGCAACCAAAGATGGTATAGTTTATCCATCACTTGACCCAAGTATATTCGAATTGAAATACCCAAATATTGATGTGGAGGCACGGTCAATTGGTGATTCAATTGGGAATAAATTGTAGGAGACCATAGATGCATTATTTTGAATACGCTGAAAAAGACACAACACTATATTCTCGTAGTGGAAGTCAGAACACAGGTATAGATGAGATAATAGAAGTAGTAAAGGATGTAAGTGCAGCTGGTGTTGTACAAGGTATAAGTCGAGTGTTGATAAAATTTGATACAACTTATATTTCATCTTCTGTATCAAGTGGATTAATACCTTCAAGTTCGTACACAAAATTTTATTTAAATTTATATGATGCAAATTCTAATGGTTTAAATGTTAATCAAAATTTATATGCATATCCAGTAAGTCAATCTTGGGACAATGGATTTGGTAGGGAAGATAGTTTCCCAATAATTTCAGATGGTGCCAGTTATAATTTCCGTGATAACAATGATGTGAAAACCATGTGGACAGGTTCTATGACTGGTTCGGGTGGTACTTGGTACAATCAATACGAAGCTTCACAATCTTTCTCTAACCAAGCAGCCGATGTTCGTATGGATGTTTCTAACATTGTTTGGCAGTGGTTACATGGAAACATAGAGAATGATGGTTTTATGGTTAAAAGAAGTGGAAGTATAGGTAATCTTGATACCACACTTGATGAGGGTACATCTAAAGCACTTGGTAACTTTTCATTTTTTAGTAGAGAAACCCATACGGTTTACCAACCTAAATTAGAAGTAGTTTGGGATGATTCTAAATGGGTTACTGGTTCATTAGAATATTTGACTTCAACGGAACTTGAAGATGTTAAATTATATCCAAGAAGTTTAAGAGACCAATACAAAGAAGATTCAAAAGTAAAGTTCCGAGTCAATGGTAGACCATTGTATCCTGAAAAAACTTTTTCAGCTACAGCTGGATATTCAACTGGTTACAACACTGCAAAAATGTTACCGAGTGGTAGTACATTTTATCAAGTGGTTGATGTTTTTACAGATGATATTATCATACCATATGGTAGTGGTTCAAAAGTTAGTTGTGATTCTACTGGTAATTATTTTAATCTACATCTAAAACCGTTGTTAGCTGATAGATTTTATCGTGTAGATTATAAAATTATAAGTGGTAGTGGTACTGTAGATGAGACAATACAGTATTTCAATTACCTACCATCATTCAAAGTAGTAAAATAAAGGAGTTAAAATGCCATATATTATAGCTGAACCTTGTGTTGGAACTTGTGATACAGCTTGTGTGGATGTATGTCCAGTAGATTGTATCCACGGTCCTTACGATGTTGAGGGAAGCGGTGAAGAAGCAAAAGTGGATGGGTTTGTTCCCAAAGAAGGAGATTCACTTTACATAAATCCTGATGAATGTATTGATTGTGGAGCCTGTGAACCTGAATGTCCAGTAGAAGCAATCTTTGAAGAAAGTGAAGTCCCATCAGAATGGAATGAATATATTAAAAAGAATTATGAATTTTTTGGTTTGGAGATGAACTGATGCCTTTAACAAAAGAAGAACTACTGAAAAGTGAATTCTATCAAAAGTTAAAAGAACAAGATAGACAAACATATCTTAATGAATTAGAACAGAGACGGAAGTTAAGTGGTGGTGTAGTGGTTACTGAAAACGACCAAATAATTATCAACGAAGCAACACCGCCTTTAAGAAATGATGCTGGTGTTTTTATAGCAGTTGAAGACCCATTTGAGGAAGGAAAAAACTTAGAAGAAGAAGACCAACTAATTAAAATTTCTAAAAAAACAACTGTCTATTCTACCGACCCAGTATGGAATGATATACTTAATCGAGAATTTGAAGAATTATGAGAATAAACACACCACTAAACGATAACGACTATAGAGAATTAAAAAAAGAATCTAAAGAAGTATTGGGTGCTAGTGGATATTTGAATCCACCATTTGGTCAATCAACAGATGATTATGTCGAAGTTCACCTATTGGATACTGATGGAAATTTTTTAGAAAAATTTAATTCTATTCATACTACTTTCGAAGATGATACAATAATTCTTAATATCGGTCAAGATTTAAGAGATAGAGATTACAATCGTGGTGAATTTCAGGTTCGTTATCATTTTGTTAGAAAAGTAGCTGGTGGTGATGATATAGTATTGACAAAAACTGTAAGTGGCCAACCAAATATAATTCATAGTGGTAATCCCGCCTTAACAGGTGTACCAATGGGACAATTTCACACCGATAGTGAAGGTAATGCATTCGTAGGTGAGAACCCACCTGCTAATGGTCAAGATGCACAACCACTTGATATTAAAGAATGGAAGTTTAAAATAGATGAAATATCACCATCACGAACAGAAGTTAGAATAGTTCCTCAGTTAATAAGCAATTCAAATTATATAAAAGAATTTAGAGAATTAATAGAACCAAGAAGATACATACCTGAAACTGCTTGGACTGAATATATAGATGGAGATGGTGGTTTATTAAATGCTTGGAGAACGATAAGGGATAATCCTGATGATGGTTTGTCAAAATGGTGGAGACCAAGATTACAATTTGAAGATAATGTGACTAAGAAGTCAGATTTTGGAAAGTTACATTGGAACTTGTTTGGTCAAAATGAACCAAATAGAAATTTACCAACCCAAGATGGTGGTGGTCAGATAAGTTGGACAGGACCCGATAGTTCAAGATTAGAGTTTAATGTCAGACGAGAAGTGGAAGATGAAGGTTTTAAGGATTTTATGATTGGTTCCACCATAACTATTAAAAAGGCATATGTAGTTGGATATGAAACAAGACCTGATACACAAGAAAATTCAGAGTATAGTGCAGAAGATGGAATACCTGAATTATATATTCAAGTAGTTAATGTACCTGATACTAAACAAGTTAACTTCACAATGTATACTAAAGATGGAGAAGAATTCGACCCAAATACAAATGGGGTACAATTCTATTGGGAATTTGGATGTGGTCATGTAAAAGAAGCATCAAAGGATTCAACCGCATCACATAACTACGACACGGAAGGTTCATATGCTCCAACTGTTTATGTGATGACACCTAACTTTCAAGATGAGGTTACCGAAATAAGAACACCAAGTGGTAGGGTATTAGATTTTGTGGAACTTGGAGAATCAACATCAACCGATGAAACCGATACTACAACAGAGGCTGGAGAAAGTCAGTTGGATGGTAGAATTATAAAATGGGAAGGTGATGGTGGAACGCCAATCACAAACTTGAGTGGAGGCCAATCAACCACAAACACAAGGTGGTTTGTTCAAAATGGATATCGAAGATGGATAACAAATGGAGAAAATTTACAAATACTAAGAGATGCTTTAAATATTCAACAAAAAGTAAATGTAGAAGGAGCACCAATACCTGGTTCATACATACCAACTGATATTGAATTAGAAGGAAGTACGATAAACTCCCTTCCAATAGGGCCTGATTTAAACGCCTTAAGTTTTACTCAAGGACCTTCCACCACAGAACAATTGCCTACTGAGGATATGGGAGAACCAGTATTTTTAGGTTTTTGGCCTATGGAGGAAGTAGAAGAAACATCAGATGATGAAACAGAAGATGATGAT